TACCTATTGGGTCTACCGGCTTTTTCCTCGATACCTCCAGTCCGCCCCCGCCCCATTCCACGAGCAGTTCGTACACCACATGCTGGCATCTTATTATGCCGAGAATAACTACATCAACCTGGGCTTCCGAGGCTGTGCCAAGACTACCTATGCCAAGCTCTTTATTGCATTTGCCCTCCTTAATGACATGCAACACAACCGACGATACATCAAAGTCCTTGCCCGTAACTTAGGAAACTCCAAGCAAATGGTCACAGACATCTTTAACCTGATTGTTGAGGTTAAGCCCTTGTACGGCAATCTATTTCCCAAGCAGAAGGAAACCAAAGGAGAAGAAACAATGTTGGTGTTCACAACCGTTGACGGCGTGAAGCTAATGGCCGGAACAGTCGGTATGACGCAACGTGGGCACGTACAGGATGCGTACCGCCCTGATTGGTTGGTGTTTGACGACGTTGAGGATAGAGAGTCCATCAGCTCACTCTCCCAGACTGAATCAACTATTTGGCGGATTGACGAGGCTATCCAGGGATTGGCGGCTGACGGATCGTACATGGTGCTTGGTAACTACATCTCCGAGGAAGGAGTTGTGCAGTGGTTTTTAAATAAACCGAAGATGATTGTTGATAAGGTTACTATCCAAGACGAAGAAGGCAACCCCACCTGGCCTGAACGGTACGATGCCGAGAAGATAGAAAAGATTAAGGGCGACTCCGATGACTTCTACGGTGAGTACATGTGCGACCCCTCTCGTGCCGACTCTGCGTTCTTTGACAGAAAGAAAGTGGATTATGATGTGTCGACTGTTCAACAAGCCTCGCGCGAGTCTGCCGGGGTTAAGTATTGGACAGACTATCAGCCACACCATCGGTATGGCATCGGAGCGGACACCAGTGAAGGCATCGGCAAAGACGCCAACACCTTAGCTCTGTGGGATTTTGGTTCCCAGCCAGGCGACATTTCCACGCTTGGAGCAACGTACTACAACAACCGCATCCCACCCGATTTGTTTGGACATGAACTTAAGCGTGTTGGCCAAGAGTTTGGTAATTGTATTGTTGCGCCCGAAGCCAACAACACCGGCCATGCCACTATCGCAGCGATGCGTGGCTACCCCAACTTGTTTACGGAAAGGAAGGAAGGCAACCGCGCGATTAAAACTACCGAGCGATTGGGTTGGAGGACTACTAAAAAAAGTAAACCCCAGATGCTTTTTGAGTTCCGGAAAGACTACAATGACGGCATGATTAAGATTTACGACATCAATGTACTAAAGGAAATGCGTTCATACACCACAGCCGACCTATCGGATACTCAGTTAGGGTTAGTAACCCGACACTTTGACTTGTTTATGGCAGTTGTGATTGGTTATCAGATGAAAAAGTACGCCACTACGTCTTATGAGGAAGATGATTGGGTGGAGGAGGAGCCATTATACTCATACATAGGTATATAGCGTGGTATAATTAGTGCAAATATGGCACAAACAATTAAAAAAGAACTCCGTGACAAGATTGTCATGCAGGCTTTGGATGAAATTAGCTTCGCCCGACGTTACAAACAAGGAAAAACCGCTTTGTGGAAGGTAAACGAGGACCTTTATTACGGCAATAAGAAGAAAACAGACGAAGCCCGAGCGAATGTTGACCTCGGACAGATGCAGGAGTACGTTCACACGTTACTTTCTAAGATTGATAACCCATTAACCTTTACTTTCCAGAAGCGCAAGGAGGCACAGCTCAAGCGTGTCGCTCGGCTTAATGCTTTGAAGGATTATGATGCCGATAGAGACAATTGGGACATCAAGGATATGGTGGGTAAAAAGCAAATGGCTATTTATGGTCGGGCGATTTTTTCATACGCCGCGCAGTCATACGATGTATACCGCCCACAATTGGAGAATGTCGATGTCTACGACTATTTAGTTGACCCAAGTGCCGGAGGCGTTGACCTAGACCGTGGCCGTTTTATGGGGCGTTACGGTGTGGTGAAGGATAGATACGAACTCAAAGGCAACTCTGCCTATCTCACAAACGAAGTCAAGGAACTATTGGCAGGCAAGGGCAACAACACCGAACGCCCACAAGAGGAGCTCGATAAGCAGAACCGCGCCTACGCCAACAAACACCAACAACCACAAAAGGAAACTAGTAGTGACGACAAGTTTGTATTCTGGGAATGGTACACCACGTATGAAGGTCAACGATACTATCTCTTATTGTCGGAGACTGGCGCACGAGCTATTAAGGTATGCCCACTCACCGATCTGTTTGCCTCAGACATGTGGCCGTTTTGGACGTATGCTGCGTACCCAGACCTAACTGAGTTTTGGACACCATCACCGTGTGATTACGTGCGTGAGCTTATCATGGCTCAGAACGTGTCTATTAACCAGATGCTTGATAACGCCGAGCGAGTAAACAAGCCACAACGCATTGTTGACGTATCTGCCATTAAAAGCCTCGCGGAACTTAAATACCGACGTGACGGGTACATCAAGGTTACTCCAGGCACAGCTGGGACAGCGATTAAGATTGTGGAAACACCGTCTATCCAAACCCCTCTCCAAGTATTTGATAAACTAGAGATTGTAAAACAAACAGCATCAGGCGTAACGGCTGGGGCTCTCGGAGTAGCGGACACTGACGGACGCGCCACTATTTATGAAGGAAACCAAGCTAACGTCGCTGACCGCTTCGGGCTATTTAATAAATCGTATTCGTTTGGGTATAAGCGTTTCGGTGTCCTATACATGCACGGTGTGGATGAAAACCTCACCAAGAAGATTGCGGTGGACATTGTCGGTCCAGAAGGTATCGAGCAAGAGAAGATTGGTCGCTCAGACATCTTTAAAAAGAATGACGAGTTTGGTGTATTGGTGGAAGCCAGTAACGCCGAGCTTTCTATCTCAGAGCAAAAGAAACGCACCCTGTCTGCGTTCTACTCAGCTCTCCTTGGTCGCCCTGACCTCGCTAACCAGAAAGTTATTATTGAAGGACTTGGTTCAGTTGCGGGTGCTTCACCAGAACAAATCCGTCAGTTACTCGAGCTTGATATTTACGGTGATGCGGAAATTATGTCCGAAGCAGAGAGCGACATCGAAGACATCCTTGATGGCAAAATCATTCGACCTAACCGTATGGCAAACGCAGCGTACAAGCAACGCTTTGTGAACTACATGGATGACCATGAGGAAGATATGGACGGAGAGCAGATGTCGCGCATGGTACAATACGTTCGTAGTCTTGATGAAGTTATTGTTGGCAACACCATTCGTGAAGCGCGTGAACAAGCACAACGCGAAATGAACGCGCAGATGGGAGCGCAAGGTGGACAAAAGCCACCACAGCTCCGTGCGCCTGGACCAGCACAGCCGATGCAAGACGTTATTCAGCAGAATGTAACTTAATAAATTATGTCAAAAATCAATGCAGATGATTTTAAAATCGGGAAGGAGAACAAGAAGAATCCACTACTTACTACTATTAAGCGTATTAATCTTGAGAATGAGTTTGTGGTTGAGGACGTTGTTAAACACCTTAAAACCCTCAAAGAAAACGAAGCGACATTAAAGGCTCAGTCAAAACTCTCGACTGCGGTTCTTAACAACATCAGTCGCAACCACCCGCATGTGTACAAGATGAAGGAAGAAGATATTGTAACAGCATCGTATCTTTACGAGACTAAGAGTGTACTTAAAGAAACCGATAAGAAACTCATGGAAGTATTGGGGGCAATCCGCCGATACAAAGACACATTGAAAGTTATTGAAACTAAATTTAATATCAATGTCGAAGAAACTCCAGCAGCTTAGGGAAGAACGCCCGGAGTTGTTGACTGATCCTGACATGATTCTGTTGGCCGAACAGGCTGACATGGCTCACGACATTAAAGCCCTGTATGACACACAAGGCGGTAAGCAGTTGGTAGAACTACTTATTCAGGATGTTATTGGGTGTGTGCATCGGCTACGTGGCGGTTTCCACACCATGCCCCACATGGAGTTAGTGGCTATCATCGCTCAAATAGATTCCAACTTAGCAACCGCTAAGTTATTGATTGATGCTAAGGATGTAAACGAAGTGTTGGATGCAGAGTTAGACGAAGCACTCCGAGAATAGCTCGGTGTGTTCTTGGTGGGTTTTCTGCCCGGACACTTCCCTGTTGCTGTCCGTGACCTGCCAAGAACACACGGCACTATTAGCAGATTGTCGTGGTATAATATATACACGTTAGACACGGTTAACCGTCTCCTAGACTACTAGGCTAAAAATAGGATTTAAATATGGATGAACAAATTACTACCGCCCCCGAGGTCATAGAGGGGCAAGAGTCACACGTTGTTGAATCAGAACCAACAGTTGCTGAATTACACGAGGAGAAGCCAAAATCAGAAAAACCTACTGCCGTGCCACTCGCACGTCTTAACAAAGAAATCGAACGGCGTAAGGAGCTTGAACAAAAACTTGCTCAGTACGAAGCGGCTTTTGAAGAAGGTGATGACGAGGCTGAACCAGAAGTAAAGAAGCTGGCTCAAAAGCTCGAGCAAATCGAGGAACGTGACCGGAACACTAAAGTAGAAGCGACGTTTAAGGAACACCTTAACCGCGCCCTAGATAACGCTCCGGAGTACAAAGATATTGTCAATGTCGAAGTTATCAAGGCATTAGCCTATAACCCAGCCAATGCCAATAAAACGTACAAACAACTACTCGAGGAGGCGTATGGCAACGCCGTCACTGGTCGACGGACCATTGAAACCACCACACCGCGTGGTGGAGCTAAAGACGAAAAGCTCGATATGAAGCGTACGGAAACGGACACCGATTATCGACGCCAAGTTCTATCAGACCCTGAGCTTAAAAAGCAATACAACAGCAGTCTGACAGATCGCGTCTTTCGATAACGCAACAGGGTGAAAATTTCCTATCATGAAAAAAGGACAAAAAATGACAGACGAACAACGTCTTAAAATAAGTCTGAGTAAGCAAGGTAAAGGAAATGGCCGGTTGGGGTCAAAACACTCAGAAGAAACAAAAGCCAAAATGAGCAATGCCGCTAAAGGAAAAGATGTTTCACATCTTAACTGGACCGGCAAAACACATACGGAAGAGTCCCGTAAGAAAATAAGTGAAGCTAATAAAGTGCGGTTTGCCAGAGATGGCCACCCACTTACGGGGTTCAAATTTTCAAAAGACTCTAAACGTAAAATGTCCGAATCTCATATTGGTCAAATTCCTTCTGAAGAAACAAGAAAAAAACTGAGTGAATCTCACAAGGGACCAAAGCATTGGAACTGGAAAGAAGACAGAAACAGTATAAAAAAGAGCGAAAAAAAGCACGTTTGTAGTTTTTATAAACAATGGATGCTGCAAATAAAAGCTCGTGATAACTGGGAATGTCAACTAAAAGATTTAAATTGTTTAGGTGGACTTGAGGCTCACCATATTTTTAATTGGTGTGATTACCCTAATTTACGTTATTACCTTAATAATGGTATTACCCTATGCCACTTTCACCACCCTCGTGGTCGAAAGGAAGAGAAACGACTGGAAGAAATCTTCTTAAAACTTATAGAAGACAAAACTAGTGTCAGTATCAAGAGGAATTAAATTGCCATTAACTGACTTCAAACCAGAGTTTGATAATTCTTATCAAGAAGTATTCCAAAAAAGTTTAGTAGCTAAAGAAATAATGAACACTCGATTTGAGTCAAAACTCAAGTACGGGGAATCAGTAGAACGTGTTGCATTTGATTTTTCAGGTGTAATCGTTCGTGACGTAGTTCGTGGAAGTGACTCAACGATTGACACTGTTTCAGACAGTTCAGAACTCCTTACTATCAACATTGAAAAAGAAACGGCTTTCCGTATCTCAGATGGTGAAGTAACACAGGCTGGACCAATGAACCCAGGTGAAAAGATTGGTGGAGAAATCGCCCTTAAAGTGGCTCTCGACCTTGACGCTCGTTGTTTCGCAGAAGTTGTAAACGCTACCTACGCATTTGACGCAGGAGACCTTACAACTTTAGCAAACACAGGTGTTGCTATTACTCTTAACGCAACGACTGTTCCACAACTTACAACTCGTATGAGTGCTAAGTTGAAGCGGTTTGCAAACCAAGACGTAATGACCAACATGGTGTTTGTGGTAGACGCTTACGCGGCTGCTGACATTGAGCAGTACCTACTCGGAAAGGACATCGACATCATGGGTGCTGTGTTCAAGAACGGTTACGCTGGTGTTATCCGAAATGCGGTTCTCTACGTTTCTGAAAACTTGACAGGTGAAACTGTAGTTACTGGTACAGGTACATTCTCTAACGCTGAAACCATTGTTATCAACGGTATCACCTTTACAGCAGTGACCACTATCGGAGCTACAGCAGGTAACTTCCTTATCGGTGCTAACCTTGCTGCGTCTTTGACAAACCTTGCTGGCTTGATTAACGCTCCAACTGTAACTAACTCAACTCAGGTTGCTCTTAGTACAGATAACGCC